CGCACGAACGACCGATTCGTTGAGCAGGCTGGACTCATGAGCAACGTCCGCAAGGCACCCAACCTCAGCAAGGCAAAGAGGGGCAAGTAATGAGCGTCAAGGAAAAGGCCAGCGGATACAGCAAGGGCGGGACGACGAAGATGGCACCAAGCGCTCAGGCTCAGGCTCAGGCGGCATCGAACCCTCTGGGGTACGCTGGATGGATGCAGACAGCAGCATCCTCCGCTGTTGACGTCGGTAGCCTTGCTGGTCAAGGTGACAATCCATGGCCACCCAACGCAGACTCATACCATTTGGAGTACGATGGCGGCGATGGTCTTGGAATCTGGAATCAGTTCGGTGGCGGAGTTGCGAATGGTGGAGTGAACAGTCAGACCGCAAAAGACATGAACAATGCGGTAAAGGGCTACACTGACGGCGATTACGGTGACATGCGTGATGCGTTCGAGGCTGGTGACACCACAAGCTACTTTGGCAAGCAGGCACAGACGGTTCAGGCGTTCATCGAGAAGGGCATCGAGACTGGCAACGGATGGAACAGCGGGCCGACGTATAGAGGCATCGGCGACCTGCCAAACTCCACTTGGAAGGCATATACGAGCCTGAAGGCTGGTGACAGCATCGACTGCAACCTTAGCGCCCCAGCGTCATGGTCAACGAACAGGCAGACCTCGGAGTACTTTGGTGGCTCTCACAATCACATAACGTTCGTGCATCTTGGCACTTCTCAGAACGGGGTATCTGTTGACAAGATATCCAGCTGCAGTGGCGAGAATGAAGTGCTTGTAAGCGGCAAGCAAAAATACAAGGTGGTGGCGGTTTCGCCAACGGAGTACGGCAACTTTGGAGCAAGTCAGACGTACATATACGTCGAGGACGCCAATTAAGAGAGGAAGAACAGATGGCAACCAAGAAAACAAAGGCGCAGATGCTCAAGGAACGCGCAGACGCTGAGCGAGCCGCAGCAATCAGAATCATGGCGAAGAAGCAGGCCAAGCGCAAGGCCAAGTAGCAAGCAAGAACACTGCCAATCAAGGCAACCACAAGGACGGGGCGCAGCGGAAGGGTTCTCTGGCCCCGTCTAAGGCTATCTAAGGGGCTTATACGTGCCAATTGGAACAAACACCCACATAGGCGAAAGGCTGGACGCAGAACGGCTCCTGACGTCTCTCAGTGAGCACCCAGAGCTGTTCCTGTACATGATGGGCTTCACCCGCAAGACCCCAGTGTACGGAGAGTGGATGCGCGAGATGGTGTTCGGCACGCACGACTACACCCTGCAGGCGTTCCGAGGTTCGGGCAAGACCACCTGCCTTTCTGCGGCGCTGTCCCTCAAGATAATGCTCTACCCGAACAAGCGCATGGCGTTCCTGCGAAAGACCGACACGGACGTCAAGGAGGTCATGGCCCAGATTCAGAAGATGCTGAGCCGCGACGAGTCGAAGGCCATATCTCAGGCGATATGGGGAGTCCCCGTCAGGATGACCGTATCCACTCAGTCGGAGATTACGACCAACCTGACCAACGACCCGCGCGGTGCAGCCCAGCTCACTGGAATGGGCATCAACGGCTCATTGACTGGCAAGCACTACGACGAGATATTCACGGACGATATCGTGAACCGCAAGGACAGGAAGAGCCGAGCGGAGCGGGAGCAGACAAAATCCGTGTACATGGAGCTGCAGAACATCAAGAACCGTGGCGGGCGAATCATGAACACGGGAACCCCGTGGCACGTGGAGGACTGCTTCTCGATAATGCCCGAGCCGCATAGGTGGGACTACCGCAGCATCCCCGAGGCTCTGAGCCAAGAGGAGGCGGACTTTCTGCGCGAGCGCATGACGCCGAGCCTTTGGGCGGCTAACTACGAGCTTAGGCACATCCCGTCCGATGACGTGATATTCACCAACCCAAAGACGGGCGCACCGCTCAACATGGTCGAGCAGGGGGAGTGCCACGTCGATGCCGCCTACTACGGCGAGGACTTCACGGCGTTCACCGCTGCGGCGAAGCACGACGGCAAGTACTACGTCTATGGCAGGGTGTGGCGCAAGCACGTCGATGACGTCTCGCCGCTCATAGCCGACATACACAAACAGCTCAAGCTGGGGCGCATGTTCATGGAGAACAACGCCGACAAGGGGTACGCTGCCCAGAAGTTCAAGGGGACGTTCGGAATCAGGGTTGGTCAGTACGCCGAGCACCAGAACAAGCACGTCAAGATTGTGACGTTCCTCAAGAGCGCATGGCCCGAGATAGTGTTTGTGGAGGGAACCGACGAGGCATACATCAACCAGATAACCGACTACACCGAGGACGCCGACCACGACGATGCCCCAGACTCGCTTGCGAGCCTTCTGCAGCACGGAAGGTTCAGGGAGGGGCCATACGTGTCCAAGTTGGGATAGTCTATGCATCGAAGTGCGGCTGACCCCCGAGGCTGGCCGCACTTTTATTCACCTGATGCGGGAAAATATTCACAAGATTCTTGTTGCATTCAGTCTTGATAGGTGCTATAGTATAGACAACGGAGGGGGAGCACAGGGCAACCCCAGAGCCGAATGGAGCACGAGATGACCAAGTACGAGTTCACTTCAAGGAAGCTCGGTACCAAGTACTTCGATAACTTCAACGACTGCAAGGAGTTCGCGGAGTCCAATGGATTCACGCCCCGCAATGTCAAGGACGGGTGGAAGGTGAAGCACTTCAGGTTCTTTGACGGCATCGAACTTTCGAGCGAAGACGGCTATGAGGGAGCTTGGATTTACAGCATCTAACCATTATCGGCCAACGGGGAGGGGCCTAGTACCTCCCCAACGGGAGCACGAGATGGGAGCACGGAAATGGCAGAATTGGACATGAGCTGGATTACCGAGTACCAAGTCGTGAGGGACACGTTCGAGAAGCGCGACATGGCAGAGTTCGAGAAGTTCGACATCTAGGGAGGACAATCATCCAGTCGTGATACTCTCCATCTAAGGTACAATCCAAGCAACGCAAGCAAGGCCTCGCCTACGCGGGGCCTTTTTTGATTGGAGCACTCATGAAGATGCAGGAGCAGATGAAGGAGCTGACGGCAACCCTAGAGCACGCTGGAATCTCGTTCGAGCAGCACATGGGAGGCATGGTGACCTTCCAAATAGAGGGCGGCGAGTGTCAGGTCTTTCCGTCGCAGACCTATGACGGAAAGCTCTTCGTCAGGTACACGGGGACGGCTCGGGTCGATACTGCGGAGGACGCCCTGCGCCTGTGCGGCGTGATAGAATGAGCGCGAGTCCATTGGCACGGGGACTCCCTTCCTCCCTTTGGGGTGACGGTTCAAAAATCGTCACCCTATTTCTTTGCCTATTCGCTTGACTTGTGATAACCTTTGCGCTAATAGGCAGCAAGGAAGTGTCTGCCGCAAACTCCGAGGAAATGGGGACACATTGGCACTTACGCGAAAGCTACTTGAGGGAATGGGCATCGAGGAGCGTCAAATCGAGACAATCATCGAGGCCCACAGCGATACGGTCAACGGGTTGAAGGCCGACCGCGACAAGTACAAGAAGCAGGCCGAGCAGGTGCCAGACCTCCAGAAGCAGTTGGAGGAGGCCAAGGACGCGCTGGACGAGTCCGATGACTGGAAGGCCAAGTTCGAGAGCGAGCGAAAGTCGTTCAAGGACTATCAGGCCAAGGTTGACGGCGAGAAGGCGGAAGCGGCCAAGGCCAAGGCGTACCGAGACATGCTAAAGACGGCCAAGATAGACCCCAAGCGCATCGACGCAATCATGCGGGTCACGGACCTCACCAAGGTCGAGATGGAGGACGGCAAGCTCAAGGACGGCGACAAGCTGGCGGAGAGCGCAAAGACCGAATGGGCCGACTTCGTACTCAAGACCAAGACCGAGGAGGGGAAGCCAGCGACCCCGCCAAAGGGCATCAAGACCGTGGAGGGCGCTGACCCAGAGGTCGTCAAGCGCATGCAGGAGCGCCACGAGATGAAATACGGCAAGGCAGACAGTGAGGAGTAAGCAATGAGCTACTTCGACGGCCCGAGCAAGGGCTACGGCTGGAATGCTGGTTACTTCCTCGTCAACGACGAGACCTGCATTCGAGAGACTATGACCGTTCCCGCCAACCACGGCCAGAAGGTCACCCGCGACAACGGGCGCATCGTCGTTCCCGCTGGCGCTGTGATTCCCGCAAACGGCGCTACCGCAAAGGGCATCCTGTTCGAGGACACCGACGTCACCGATGGCGCTAAGCCCGCTTCCGTCGTGACCCAAGGCACCATCTACGCGGACCGACTCCCTGCGGCTCTGGCCGCTCAGGCCGCTACGGCGCTGACTGGCATTACCGTCATCGCCACATCGCCGACCATCACCCGTCCGTACACCGACGTGGTGGAGTAAGGAGGTACCGCAATGGCTAAGTTCATCAACGAGACCCTTGGCATGGTCAACCCTGCAGACCTCCTTGCCACGGGCTTCCAGATTTCACGTCCGAACGACCCGCTTGAAGGCCTTTTCAGCGACCAGCAGACCAACAACCTCGTCGCAACCTACCACACTCTGGCATCCCAGTACCAGATTCCCCAGATGGCGCAGTTCCACGCCTTCGACGTCCCTGCGCAGAAGTCGATTCCCGCGCCCATCGATGAGCACAACGTCGAGAAGGGACTCATCAAGGTCAAACGCTCCACGACCGAGCTGCTTCGTCAGCTCACCCAGCGCGGCGTGAACGTCGAGGCCGAGCTTTACAACCACGTCATGGACTTCGCTGGCGACCTGAGCGACCAAGTTGTCACCCGCGCCAAGGTCGCACGCGCCGAGCTTATGGCAACTGGCAAGGTGACAATCAAGGAGAACGGCATCGACGCCACGGTTGACTACGGCGTGCCTGCCGCAAACCTTGCCCTCACCCTTGACGTGGGCGAGGGTGCCACGAAGAGCGTCAGCGACCAGCTGCAGGAGATTGTCGATGATGCAGCCGACATGGGCGTGACCATCACTGGCATGATTACCTCCCGCTCCGTCCTGACCAAGCTCCGTCAGAACGCTGGCGTACAGAAGGCAATCAACGGCGTCAACATGGCGGGCGTGCTTGTCAGCAACGGCCAGCTCCGCGCTTGGCTCGAGGACGAGTACGGCATCGATACGGTCATCACCGACGACCTGAGCTACTCGACCCCGTACACCATGGGCAATGATGGTCGTCCCGTCGTTTCCCAGAAGCGCTACTTCCCCAAGAACGTGGTCAGCTTCTACGGCACCGCAAACGGCATGCGCCTTGGTGCTGGCCTTTGGGGCGTTCCTCCCGAGGACGAGCTTGCGTCCTACTACGAGGGCGGCGTCAGCGGCTCCCGCAACCCCTACGTCTACATCTCCCAGTGGGCGGAGAAGGACCCCGCAATCCTCTGGACCAAGGCATCGGCACTGTTCATGCCCGTCCTCTACAACCCCAACAGCCTCTACGTCGCCAAGGTCATCGAGACCGCTGGCTAGGAGCGAACATGGACGCGACAACTCTTGAGGACATCCTGTACCACATCCACAACTGGTTCGAGCGCGAGAGCGTGACGGCCAAGGTGGAGATTACAGGCGGAGAGCTGCCCGCGTCAGTATCGGAGCGACTTCTGGAGGGGCAGTGGTACCGCATCGAGGGAAGCTACCTGAACGACGGCCTTCACCAGCATCCCGACACGGAGCTGAGCGACGAGACGTTTGACGGCACGATTTCACTCCTTGCGATTCCAAGGCCCCTCCTTCGCCTTGCCCAGAGGATTCAGGACTACATAGACCAGACGGCGGAAGCCACCGAGAAGGCGCGCAGAAGCCCGTTCCAGTCCGAATCGTTCGACGGCTACAGTTACTCGCTAAAGAGCGGGAACGGTTCAAATTCGGCCTCTGGTGGCCTCTCAGGGTGGCAATCCGAGTTCGCAGGCGAGCTTAACGCATGGAGGAAGCCTTACTGATGGCATTTCAGGGAATCATGCAGGAGAGAGCGACCGAATGCACGCTCCTAGAGAAGTCGCGCATCCCAGACGGCGAGGGCGGATGGAGCACGAGCTGGGTTGACGGCTTGAAGTTCACTGCCGTCATAGAGCACGCTTCGAGCATCGAGGCGCGTGTTGCGGAGTCTCAGGGCATGGCATCGACGTTCACGGTGTGGACGGAGAAGTCAACGCCGCTGGACTATCAGGACGTGTTCAGGCGCAACTCCGATGGTCAGGTGTTTCGCGTGACCTCACAGGGGCTTGACGAGCAGACCCCAGACTCCGCGACACTCAACCTCACCCACGTAAACGTCGAGCGCTGGGAGATTGCATGACCCCAGAAGCGGCCATATACGCATTCCTCAACAGCTTCGCCATACCAGCTTACGCGACGTCCTCCGTCCCGTCTCAGGACGGCCCAGAGTGGCAGGGCTTCCCGTACATGACCTATGACCTAGTGATAGGCGAGGACATGGGCGTGGAGGTCAACATGCCCGTAACCATCTGGTACCGCACCGCATCCGAGAAGCTGCCCAACGCCAAGGTGCGCGAGATTCACGACCGCATAGGAATGGGCGGAATCTTCCTGCCTTGCGACGGCGGGGCGCTGTGGGTCAAGCGTGGCTCACCGTGGGCGCAGGCGATGGAAATAGAGGGCGAGGATGACATGGTGAAGCGCCGATACGTAAACATAAACATCGAGTTCCTGATTGCAGAATAGGGGGATGGCATGAAGTACACGACCGTTGCGACTGACGCCTTCCAAAAGTTTCAGCTAAACGCTGGCGTAATCCTCACCGATTTCGACCCGTCAGGCACCACGCTTGACAAGACCAAGATTCTATTTGCCACGTCTGGCGGCACGTCGTTCACCGCGACTCCCGAGTATCAGGACTACGGCGAGGACGTTGACAACGTTCCAGCCAACACGAAGGAGCTTAAGGTCATCGACTCCGTTACCGTCACCATGAGCGGCACGGCAAAGACTGCGGACACAACCGCCGCACAGATGCTCATGGCATCCGCAACGCCCACCACCGAAGGCGGCGTGACAAAGCTCGTTCCCAACGCAGACCTCTCTCAGAGCGACTTCAAGGACTTGTGGTGGGTGGGTGACTACTCCGACAAGCACGGCAATGTGAACGGCGGATTCTTGGCAATCCGCCTCATGAACGCCCTGAGCACAGGAGGGTTCCAGCTCCAAAGCAATGACAAGGGCAAGGGTGACTTCGAGTTTGAGTTCACGGGCCACTACTCCATCGCGTCAATGGATACCGTGCCATACGAGATTTACATCAAGGCTGGCGCGGACGAGCCTGCGTAGGGGGTATGGAATGCGTCTGTCAGAAATCAAGGGCGAGCGCGTCTTTGACGTCATCGCCGACATCATAGAGCCTGCCTGCAACATCATGCAGGACAAGGATGCGGCTTCAATCTTCGACCGAACTGAGAAGCAGCCAGACGATATGACCACAAGCGAGTACGTCATATCGAAAATCAAGCGCTCCATGCCAAAGCTCATGCGCACGCACAAGGATGACCTCATCACCATCCTTGCGACGGTAAACGGCATCGACAAGGACGAGTACCGCGACAACCTGACCATGCCCAAGCTCATTCAGGGCGTGTACGAGATTCTGACTGACGAGGACTTGCTGGGTTTTTTATCCTAGTTGACAACGACAGCGGCTCCATGTGGCTCGACCTAGGGGACTACCATGGGCCGAGCCATTTTCATGCCTTTCTTCGCTACTGCACTGAGCGGACGCGACAGAGGGGCGTGGCGAGGTCGTACCAGATGTACGTGACCAACGCCCTGCAGAACATACCGCAGGGAAAGTACATGTCAAAGAGCTGGTCTGACCTCATAGAGCCGCACGAGGAGATAGACGTGCAAGCCACGATAGACCATGTGATGAGGGCATTGGAGGAAGAATGAACCTACTCGACCTCACGGTCAGGATTAGCGCTCAGGACGAGGCCAGTGGTGAGATTGACAGGATTACCAGCGGCACCATAGCCAAGGCTTCGGCCATGGGTCAGGCCATGTATGAGGGCATCAAGTTCGGAGTCACGAGGATAGCTGGCGGCGTCAAGGACATGGTTAGCGGAGTCGTTGACAACTACGGCCAGTACGAGCAGCTATCAGAGGGCGCGAAGCTAGCTTTCGGTGACGCCTACGACTACATCGAGGGGCGCTCCAAGGAAGCCTACAAGAACGTCCAGATGTCGCAGAACGACTACCTGCAGCAGGTGAACGGCCTTGCGGTCGGCCTGCGCGAGTCTATGGGCGGCAACTCCGAGGCTGCGGCAGAGCTTGCCGACAAGGTTGTCACGGCAGAGGCGGACATCGTTGCTGCCATGGGCATTTCGCAGGATGCAGCCCAGAATGCCTTCAACGGCATCATGAAGGGTAACTACATGATGCTTGACAACCTGCAACTGGGTATCAAGCCCACCAAGGAGGGCCTGCAGGAGGTCATCGACAAGGTAAACGACTGGCGCAAGTCTCAGGGCAAGGCGGGTGACCTCACCATAGACTCGCTTGCGGACTGTCAGGCGGCGGTCGTGGATTACGTCGAGATGATGGGCTACGCTGGCTATGCTGGCATGGAGGGAATGGAGACAATCCAAGGCTCCGTATCTGCGGCAAGGGCGGCATGGGACAACCTCATAACCTCGATAGGCAAGGGTGACCCACAGGGCATCCAGCAGGCGGTCAACGGAATAGTGACCACAGTGTTCGGGACATGGAGCGACGAGACTCAGAAGAAGGAGGGCGGGCTGATAAACAACCTGCTTCCCGTCATTCAGAACGTCGGCACGGCCATAGCCCAGAACATACCCTCGATAGCCACGCAATTGGGATTCCAGTTCATCCAAGCGTTCATGCAGGCGCTCGGGTTCGACAACACGGAAATCACAACGTTCGTGGAGGACCTGTCGGCAAAGTTCGAGGACGCAAAGACCAAGATAACCACCATCTTCACCGAGATATCCACGGCTGTCAGCGACTTCTTCTCGTCGTTCACGGGCACGGCTGACGCTGGATACCTTACCGTGGGATTGCAGAAGATTCAGGACATAGCCAGTCAGGTCTGGGGCTTTGTCGAAGAGAACATCTTGCCGCACGCCGACGAGATTGGAGAGTTCCTAGGGAACGTCGCTAACCTTCTCGGCTCCGTGGCAACCACTGCACTGACCGTGATAAGCAACCTCGGGCCAGTGATTCCCATGATTGCAGGCGCTGTTGGCTTCGTCTCCCTGATTGCGCCTATAGCGTCCATCATCGGGACGATATCTGGCGCGATAACGTTCTTCACGACCGTGCTCATGCCAGCGCTGTCCATGATTCAGAGCGTTAGCGGCCTGATTGCCGTGGTGACAACGCTGCTGGGTGGGCCACTTACAATCATCGTGGCGATAGCAGGCGCACTCATTGGGCTGATAGCGACCAACGAGGACGCCCGTGCGGCCATAGCGGCGGCATGGGAGGCAATCAAGGCCAAGGGCGAGGAACTGCTTGCGTGGTTCCAGACGCTGCCCGATACCATCAGTAACTTCTTCAGTGGCGTGAGCGACATGCTGGTCGAGGCTGGCAAGGACATTATCTCGGGACTCCTGCGAGGACTCAAGGAGAAGTTCGAGGACGTGAAGAACTGGGTCGGCGGCATCGGTGACTGGATTGCCAGCCACAAGGGACCAAAGCCATACGACCTCAAGCTGCTGACGCCCAACGGCGAGTGGATTATGAACAGTCTGCAACGTGGCCTTGAGAACGGACTTCCATCCGTTCAGGACACGCTCAGCGACATAACCGACAGCATCCAGACTGGCGTTAACGCGAGCGCGAACGTGTCAGTTGCCCAAGCCCCGTCTGGTGACACGGCAATCCTCAACACGCTCAACGCCATCCTCAATGCCATCCCCGATGGCGTATACTTGGACAAGAAAACGCTGGTCGGCAACCTAGCTCCCAGCATGAACGTGGCGATGGGGAGGCTCTGATGCGCGAGAGAACCGTCTACATAGACGGCGAGGACATACGCGAGAAGTACGGCCTTGTGTACTCGTCGTTCTCTGAGCAGGTGCCAGAGCCGAAGGTCACCAAGGTGGAGATTCCCGCTGGCAGCGACTTGGACATCACCGAGGCGGTTGGGCCAGTCGCATATCACAACGGCACCCATGAGTTCAAGTTCCTGCTCTACGGCAACACGCAGCCAGAGCGCCTTGAGCAGCTTCGAAACCTTCTTGGTGACATTCACGGCCACTACCTAGAGTATTCCCTGTCGTGGGACGCAAACCACACTTACAAGGGGCGATGGAAGGTAGAGGTTGACCACAAGTTCGACAACGCCGACGTGGTGACCATGACGGTTGACCGCTACCCGTGGAGGCTTGGAACGCCAAGTGAGTCCATCGAAATCAACAGCCATCCGAGCGGCGTGGACTACCTCATGGGCAGCACGTACTACGACAACATAACCCTTACCACAAGGCAGGCAGCTAGCATCGTCATAGGAGTCACGCCGATGGGTGACTTCTCTGGCGCTGGCACGCACCATGTGGCGGACACGATATACGGCAACAACAATGTGACGGTCGCGGTTGCCGACTGGTGGCAGTACCTTGACGGAACCAACCTAGTCGTGAACACCGACAAGGGTTACAGCCTGAGCGGCACCAACGCGACGTTCGGTAGCGATTGGGTTCAGAACGGCACGGACTTGTACTGCGCGAACGAGGCCATGCAGCACTCCACGCTCACCTACACGCGGAGGGACTTGTAATGGCTTCCTACCTAATCATGTACGGCTCAGAAATCCTGTTTCAGGCAGGCAACGACAGCAGGCCGCTCCACAGCGCTAGGCTATCGTCCAAGATGGGCGTTGACCAACTGACCTTCACGATGCCACCGAGCCACCCGCTGCGGCACTCCATGCGCATACGCGACCTAGAGAACAGCGTCACGGTCAGCTATGGTGACCAGCCACTCTTCTGCGGCTTCATCGTTCGCATGGTCGAGCAGATTGACGGCCAGCTTGCCGTTACGTGCGTGAGTGACGCGCAGCTCCTAGCGGACGTGCACGTAAGGGTCAGCGACCGACTAAGTGCACAGATGCTCTTTGCCACAGTCATAGGCCGATATAATCAGCTCATGGCGGCGATAGGCTACGATGGGCGCGACGGCAACCCCAACAGGACTTTCATCAACCGCACCGACTCCATAGACTACGATGCGGTCGGGTACATAGACCCCACCTTGCCAGTGACCACGCCACCGACGTATGTACTCGGGACGGTGGGAACGTCACCGACAACGGTTCTCGACATCCTGATTAACGGCATCGTGCAACCATACGGTTGCCTGCTTCGGACGTGGCGAGAGAACGGTCAGAGGTATATCGGACTAGAGATGTCCGACTACGTTGACGCCAATGACGATTCTCACTTTGGGGACAGCGACCAGTCGGTGACATTCACCGAGAACATGACCTCATACGAGAGCGACACAAGCGACGAGGGATTTTACACTGGCTGCTACCCGCTGGGCGCGACCAACCGCGAGGAAGATGGCGGCTACTTAGGTGGCAAGTGGCTCAACATCGTAAGTCCCGTGACGCTTGGTGCCAACGTGCTCGGACTCGCACCAGTTGACGGACAAACCTTCACTGTGCATGCAAATGACGTAATCGTGGCTATGAACATTGCCTATACGGTCACAGCTGATACCGTCGTATATCCGACAGGCTCATTGGTGCCGATATCGCCGAGCACGCCACATGCCTACCCTGCTGGCGGCAGGGCATGGTATGCAGGCTCCGAGCTGCTTTACATTGACAGCACGGTCACCCTTGACCGACTGCCAAACGGGGTCTACAACACGGACTTCATGGTCAACGGCGGCGTGGTGTACCATATCCCGATGGTGCGCCAGTACGGGCTAAAGACCTTCACCTTCACTGACTCCGAAATCAAAGACCCCAACGCATTGCTCAACCGAGCTATGACCGAGATTGTGGCGCAGTACCAGATGAAGCACAGCGTCAGCGTCGATGCCGTGGACATGGCATTCTACCGCGACGGTTACAACCACCTTCTCGTCGGCCAGATTGTGCAGGTGGAGCCGAGGGGTCTTGGGCAATCCCTGTCAATGCGCGTCATGGAGGCAGACCTAGACTTGGACAACCCTAGCGCCACGCGGTACACTCTTGGGAAGACGCCTGACGGCATGCTCGACAGAATCAGGCAGGCAAGGGCGGACACCGAGGCATTGAGGGACAACTTCGTGTACGAGACGAACAACGTCATACCGCAATCTGTGATAGGAGGGCTGTTCTGATGGCATGGCTAGATGACATAGGGCTGGGACAGCTCGCGGACGCCATAAGCTCATACTTCGCACGCAAGACAGAGGCGGGCGGTAGCCTAGGATGGGATGGCTCCAACATCACCCTCTACTCTGTGACGGGCGGCGTGTTGGATTCAGAGAACCTAGACAGCGGGCTTGCCACAGACTCGCAGGCGGCACACACCCTGAGCCTAGAGAACTCGTCGCTGGTGCTCAAGTCAGTCAGTGGTGGAACGCTGTCAACGGTATCGCTTGCGGCGCTAATCAACGGCGCGGTAAGCAGTGGCGTCGGCAGCATCAACTATGGACGCTACCTTGACATAAATGGAAAGAAGCTCACGCTGCGCGACCAGCACAACAACGTGCTTGACAGCGTGACGCTGCCGTAAGGAGGACGCATGTCGATTAAGAGCATTAACGGGGAACCCATAGTG